AATAAAAATCAAAGTAATCCTCGTAAATACCATCAAGCGCGTTATTGCCAAGAAAAATACCGGCAAGGTCAGGCTTGGCCATGTTGCCTTGACCAGCAATCGCCACGATTTCAGCGACTTGATAGCCGCCCCAGCTCTTCATGCGTGACCACACCAATTCAGGCGAGATCAGCAAACCGCCTGTGCCTTTGTCACTGTTTTGATCGTTAGGCTTAACTTGTCCTTGACGACGAGTAAATGCGATTGGAACGGTTTGACCGTATTCGGCTAACTCTTGGATACTGTCAAAGCCAAACGAAGGCGCATAAATATCTTTGCCGCGACGACTACCAAGCTGACGCTGCTCAACCCGTTTAGGCTGTTTTGGTTTTGGGGCAAGCAGCATTGAAGCCGCAGTTAATATCAGGCTGATTGCAATTTGAACTAGAACTGCTGTTTCAATGTTTTGAATATCAGGAATATGCGCAAAATCTTCAGGGCGTTCGCTATATCGACGCTCGACCTCTTGCGCAAACTGTCGATATTCCTGCTCGCTACAACCAAGAGCCGTAATCAGCCGCTTTTCATACGGAAGCAGTGGCTGTTCGACACTCCGTCGATAGGGCACCATGCGACCGCCTTCAAATGCCGATTGATGTAGAGACATCCTCTGCTCCAAACGACTGCAAAGACAGGATCACCCTGATCTAGCAGCAACACGTCCCCATCGTAACCGGGCTGGTCAATTCGACTCCCCCACTTCAATAAATCTCGCCCATACTGCCTAACGCTCTGGTTATACCAGTCATCCTTAAACTCGGGCGTCGGAATATTCATCCGCTCCAACACCACATAAACCAGATGGATGCAGTCGATTGCGCCGTCCGCTCCAGTGCCATCGGCACCTAAGCGATACGGTCTGCCGATCAGATCAATCACGCAACTCGAACGCTGCTAGTTAAAGGCAAGTGACCAACAAGCTGCCGTGTCAAACGCTTGCGTGGTACGTCCGCTCCAACAGCATCAAACACTGATGCCATTTCCAGCGTTAATGATGTGCTGTCCCATTTGGCGCTAACAATCTGCCCGATGTACTGATTCAGCAAGGTGTAGCCGTCCTTGTCGTCTGGGTCGATCAATACGGTGCGGACATTGGCTAGATACTCGTCCTGCACAGCAATCGTTGCAAAAGGACGGCTTAGCTCGTTGTTGGGAAACGCGATCGTTGCAGGCTGGTTGTCGCCTGACTTGGTGACGGTGACGCCTGAAAAGGCAAACGGCAAGAAGCCAAAAGCAGTGCCGTTGAAGTCTGCGTTTTCTCCGACCCAGTAGTTTTGGAACTTGTAATCACCCAGCGTCGTGGGTGAACGCAGCGTCAAATAATGACCAAACGCGAGAGCAGTGTCACTCATTAGAGACCAATCCTCCGGCGCTGCGATGTGTTCTGCCTAAGAGTAGTCAAAGCTCGCTGCTCACCTTGCGTTGCACCCTGCGCTGCAGCCTGCTGCATTCCACGTTGGAACTGATCAGCGGTCACATAATCCACGCTGTTGATGCGCTCGACGGTGTAGCGAACGTCAATCGGTTCGGCAACTGCTGTTCCGCCACCTTCGCCTGACGTTCCACCTTCTCCATTTTCAGGAATGACAGAACCGCCACGAGCACCGCGAGAGTAACGCGCCATGCTTTCGCGCATTTTTGAGGCTGGAATAATATATTCCGGTTCGCCACCTTCGCCAACAAGAGCGTTAGTTGGTCCTGAAACATAACCGCCTTCCGCAAATTTAAAGCCAGCAGGCAAATCGCCCATAGCTGGCAGTCCCAAGTCGGTACTAAATAAAGCCCCTGAGTTTAAATTTGATGCTTGGGCACCACTGCCAGGCATTGAAACACCTAGCGCCTTCATGATCGTGCCATACAAGATCATCGTGATTTGCTGCGCGATGATCTGCATTGCCATATCCAAGAAATGCTCAGCCGTAGCGGCCAGCATGTCTTTGAGTGCATCTTCAGCAGACTTGCTGCCGCTGATCACGCCCTTGAACGCATTTCCAAAAGCATTTCCAATAACAGTCGCACCAGCTGCGACTTGATTTTGAACATTCAGCAGTTCCTCCATCTGCTGTTTCATCTGGAACATCGGATCGGCTTCACGCATTGCTTGCGCTAGCTCTTCCTGCTGCTTTATTTGATCTTGGAATGCCTTATGAGCGTCTGCAGCATTTTTTTCGCGTTCTTCGGCAATCTTTTGCTCGATGCCTAGCACTTTCTCCTTAAAATCTGCACCGGCTTGTTCAAGCGCATTCTGTCTTTCGACAGGCAGCATATTGCTTTCAGCAATCTCCTGACGTCGCTGCATAAGCTCAAGAGTTGCCACCAATGTCTCATTGCCAGCCTCTTGCTCAGCTCGCAAACGCTGGTTGATTCCCAGCATTTTTTGGGACATATCAACACGCTCTTGGCCGCTACCAGTGCCGCCACCAGTGCCACCACCAAGTTCAGGGATTTTGACCTCTGAAAGAGTCTGCGCAGGCAGATTCTGCAGTGCCGCTAAGTTTTGATTTTGCATTTGCATGATTCGGCCTTGCAAGCCTTCAAGCCTTCCTGCACTAGGGTCAGTGGCAGGAATCCTTTTAAGGGCGTTGCTCAACTGCGTGAGTGCTTGAATGTTTTGCTCGATGCCCGCCTTATTTTTTTGAGATGAAACTTGTGCTAAAAATTTCTCTACGTCATCAACAGCCTGAGAAGTTGCTCCGAAAGTAATGCTTGCGCCTATTTTCCCGATAGCTCGATCAAACCCACCTTGCCTGCCTGCGGCAAGCATTCTGTTTATTGCGTTTAATGCCTCGATAGCTTGATCGAAAACACCTTTAATGACAGGAGACAAAACCTGTCCTATACGTCTAGCAAGATTGTCAATTCCGTCTTGCAACGTGCTCAATTTGCCAGACAAAGTATCTGACTGAGCGATTGCTCCGTCTGCATACTTGCCGCCTTTTTCAGTTAGCTTCGTCAACGCAAAATTGACAGCATCAGCGCCGATCCGACCTTTGCTGAGCGCTTTTTGGAACTCTTCCGCAGTCAGCCCATATTCCTTGCGCAACGTGCCTTGCAGGTCGACACCACGCTCTTGCAGCTGCAATAGCTCTTCGCCCTGCAACCTGCCCTTGGCTTGAATCTGACCGAAGGCAGTAGCGATGCCGCCTAGGTCTGCACCAGTTGCACCCGCAATGTCGCCAAGCCGTTTAGTGACATCAACAATCTTCTCTGTCTCGAAACCAAACGCTTTCAAGCGCTTTGCTGTTTCGATCAGCTCACTGCTCGTAAATGGCGTGACTGCGCCGAAATCTTGCAGCTCTTTGATGACCTTCTGAGCATCTTGCAAAGAGCCAGTCAGGACTTTCAGGCTGCGTGTCTGAGTTTCCAGCTCAGCAGTTTTAGCAAATACGAATTGCGCTCCTTTCAGCGCAGCAGCAGCAGCACCAACAGCAACCGCAGCATTCCTCAGTTGCGTAAATGCACCCTGCGTTTTCTTCGCCTGGGCATCGAGACCCCTTAAGCCACTTACGGCACCGCGTGCGTCAAGTTCTACGCCTACGCGTGCAACCGCAGCCATGACCTAAGACCTGTTCTCTTGACTTTAGCGCCTACGCCTAGCCTTTTTCATCTGCGCCTCTTGCTCCTCATTCAGTAATCCAAAATACGCTGACCATATAAATAGCTCTTCTAAGGTCACTTCATTGCAGAGCCGGGTCAACGTATAGCCAAGCTCTTTTGCTACGCCAAGCTGCAATCTCAAAAAATTGTCTTTTTTCAGCTCGGCCTTCAGTCTTTTGGGTCGATCTCTTCTGGCTCGTCTTCCTGAATGACAGCCAGCATCAACTGTTGCAAGTCTGCATCACGCACGTCGTTCTTGACCTCTGCGGCTTGACCAAGGCTGAACAGCTTATTGCCGTTCTCGTCCATTGCTTTCATTAAAAACAACTGCAGTGCGAATGCACCGTCATCGCCTTTAGATGCTTTCTGCGCACGCTCACGTTCTGCCATTGTCAATGGCGTACGCCAAAACTCAAATTCAGAACCATCGTTGAGGGTGACAACTTTTCGGACCGGCTGCA